CAACGGTATTCCATTGCTTACAAGTTAGGCACTTGATTGCCCGTCAATCCAGGTGTCGATGAACCGTTTGTCGCGGGGTATCCGCTATAGGTTACTGAAAGACATAATAATAATTATGCTAACAAGACTATTTAGATTAAATAGAATTTTTTCGTCGAACCACGGAATATGCTTTCATAGATATTTCACTACGGGAAACATACGCCATTTAGGGTATAATCCCAAAGTAGTTCTAGAGGAAACTAGACTATTTTCTAAACTGTCGAACCACAGAACTTCAACTCCAAAAGAGGAGAAGAAATTGACTACTGTTAAAAAGAAATCTCTTTCTAAACAGAAGAGGGTAGTTAAAGCCTATAGTGTTGAAGCCCTAATTAAAGGAAACAACAACATTTTTTCAGACGTTTTACAGAACCTTGCTGATTCGAATGGTATTCCATTCGCGGCAAGGCCTGCAGTTCAAAAAATCACTAAAATCCACAATGATTTAATTAAAAATCATAAAGTGATAGAAGGCACAGCCAGATTCAATGACATACGATTGTATGCCATAAGAATGATGGAGGGTGAAAACCCTGAAACGCCAAAAATGCTTAGTACTGGTCGTAAAGATCGGTGGCCTAGCATTTTGAGTTTCCTTAGACCTCTTTATTATAACATTAGGGATAGGAAATGTCCTATCTCAGATCGTATAATAAGGTCACTTTTATATCTTAATAGATTGGCTAAAGGGAATGACACTCCGGATATTTCCGAAATCGTTAAACCCTCTACTATAAAACCCGAACTAATTCAAAGATTTACAAAATTTTGTAAAACTAGAGTTGGTAGTACGAAGTACGAAGGTGAAATAGTCGCAAGACCATTTACCAAAGTTACTCGCAACGGGCCTAATAATAAGCCAAAATGGATGACTACTGATGTTGAGGCATATGCCTTAATAAACAGTGAGCTCCATCCTCATTTTAAGAAATTGTGTGAACTATCCGGAAACTCTGATTTGTATGAATACATGCAAACACGAGCTTCTCAGCATAGTAGGGTTGACCGTATAAGGTTACGTTATGTAACAACAGTACGTGATAAGGGTAATAAATGTCGATTGGTCGCTATTAGCGACTATTGAACATCTGTTCTCCTTCAGCCCATTATGAGGATAGTACAAAAGTGAATTCAGGAACAGTATCCTGATGTATCGTTCTCTAAGGATCATCCACAAGGTTTCAAAAACTTAATGAAATACAATCGTAACGGAGTCAAGTCATATGACATTGTCTCTTGAACGGATGCATTTCCTAAAGAACTCCAGCATATATTTATGTCGGAATTATTTAGTAAAGAAATTGCTGACCAGTGGATGGCCCTTGTAGTTAATTGTCCTTGGACGCTCAAAAATTCTAAAGACCCTATTAAATATAATAGAGGTCAAGGAATGGGAACACCCGGGTCATTCGACATAGCCACTGCAACCGATTTAGTATTACTAAATATGGTGTACAGTGAAGACTATGGAATTACCAAGATGAGCTCGTCACTTTTTAGCAAGGTTGGAGATGATTTTTGAGGCTACGACCCGCAAGATTTTATCTTCATGATCTATAAAGATTGTGGGATAGATATTGCGTGGAAGAAGTCAAAAATTTCTCGCCTTGATAATAAGGTTGGCGAATTTGTTTCAAGGAACATGAACTACGGGTATGACGTATCTAGAGTATCTGCCAATGTATGCCGTGCCGTTTCAAGAAATATCTTGGATATCGGACAGCTCGCTGCTC